TGGCTGGAGAAGACTTTACTGTTGTAGCAATTCCTACTAATGATTTTTGTGGTCCAAGCATTACAAAAGGCAAGTGGTCACAAGGTATTACCTGTGGTATGGACTCTAAGTTGTATGGAGAAGATGTTTATGGTGTTACATTCCCATTCTCAGAGATGATTGTTTCTAATCCCGCAGAAATTCCATTAGAAGAACCATGGCTTGGAAAAGGCCCAGGACTTAACGGAAATGGTCAGCCATTTGGAGAAAGACACGAACTTTATTTAGAAATTTCTAAGCAGGTTAAGGCCTTGCAGTATCATAAAAGATTAAACGGAATAGTTGAAAAGACAGACTATGAGTCAAGGTATCTAAATGAGCACAATGGTGGCATTATGATGAATGCTAATTTTGAAAAGTATTTGATTGACAAGGATGGCTACGTAGTTAAGCACTATCCTGCTACAACATTAAACTGGGATGTAGAGCGTACTCTTAAGGAAGACCTAGCAGCACAGGGCATAAATGCACAAATGGGTCCAGACAGATCAGAGTATATCTTCAACGAAGAGAATGCTGTTATTCGTGACCACATCGAAAGACTTATGGCTGGTGAAAGATCACTCATTAATCCTAACCTTGTTCTATCTAACTAACAGAAAGAAGAAACTCTTATGAGTATATATGATTTGTCATTTGTTGACAACTCTGGCAATGAAATAAAACTGGAAAGTTTTAAAGATAAAAACATATTAATTGTTAATACTGCAAGTCATTGTGGATATACAAAACAATATGAAGACCTACAAAAGATCCAAAGCGACTCTGTTGTTGTAATTGGATTTCCATGTAATCAATTTGGTAACCAAGAGCCAGGAACAACAGAAGAAATCAAAGCATTCTGCACAAACATTTATGGCATAACCTTTCCTATATCAAAAAAAGTAGAAGTTAATGGTCCCAATGCACACGAGATATATAAGTACTGCAAAGACAGTACTAACGTTACTAATGTTGGTTGGAACTTTGAAAAATTCTTAGTATCTCCTAACGGATCAATTACTCACTATCCTAGTTCTCATCAGGTATCAGACATAGTTTGACAACCAGTTCATCTTAAGGTATACTTGAATTATGAGTATAGATGATATGAGTTTACGAGAAGAGATCGCAAGAGAGATTGAGAACTTGCCAATCGAACCAGGAGTAACAAATGCTTTAGGTATGCGTATTGCTGCTGCTAAGATTGCAAGAGGAGAAGATAACTATATGACTAAGTTAATGGAAAGAATGGTAGATTTTGAATGATTAATTTATTAATGTTGATCCCTGCATTTATTACGGGGTATGTAGCATGCTATTTTGTTATGACCTATAAGGTTAATCAAGATTAAGCCGACAGCACACATCTACGATGTAGATGGAACCCTGGCTAATGTAGATCCCTATCTGCACTATGTTCGTGGCTCTAATAGGGACTATGATGCCTTTCATGAGGCTTCTATAGATGCCCTGCCAAACATAGAAGTAGTTGAGATGCTTAATAATTCTGTTAGCGATGGGCACTCTATTTTAGTTGTTACATCTCGTAAAGAAAAATATCGTGGACTAACCTCTATGTGGCTTGCCAAAAATAATATTAGATCTCACGGTTTATTTATGAGGGCAGATAATGACAATAGGCCAGACTACGAAGCAAAGAAAGATATGCTTGATAAGATAAATAAACTGTGGAATGTTACTTATGCTGTTGATGATAACCCAAATGTAATAAAGTTGTGGGAAGATCATAATATACCTACAGTCAAAATAGGAACTTGGGACGGAAAAAAGAATTGACTTACAACATAGAGAATGGTATGATTAAGATATGAAAAAATCAAACAACAAGGCGTCGCAGCATAAGATTAAAAGAGCAAATAAAAATAAAAAAAGAATGCAGGGAAAGGAACACCTGTCAAAGTTTGAACGCAGACAGGCTTTCATAAGACAACAGATAATTTCTGGAGCGTTGTCAGTAATTAATTAGTAGAGAGGTGGAACTACCTTATGGTACATCCTGATGATTTAAAGCAAATATCAAAAGATTTAAAACGTTATATTATTAAACAGCACATGAAGACATATTATCATTGGACTATTGGCATGTTGTGTTTTATTATTGGAACATTTTTTGGGTTACTAATTAAATAAGGACTAGCACCAGTAGCCAAGTTGGTTAAGGCACCGAACTCATAATTCGGCTATCGTAGGTTCAAGTCCTACCTGGTGTACAATATCTCTGTAACTCAGTGGAAGAGTGACACCCTTCTAAGGTGTAGGTCGTAGGTTCGAATCCTACCAGGGATGCTTTATTTCTTTGGATGTTTTGGTTCGTATGGAGCAATCTTAGATTTAATGCGACCATCTTTATATAGTCTAACAATCCAACCATCTTTAATTTGCACTGGATTAAACGCTGATGCTTTTTTCTTTGGCATTATAGTGTGTGTCTTTCTGTTTGGTTTTTTGTGTAATCTTTTCCAAAGTCAGCAAACAAGGCTTTATCTTTTTCACGATTAACAATTCCTCTTGACCAAGAAAATCCTGCGTCTCCGCCCCATGCAAGCCACATAATGTATCCGTTAGATGGGTTTGCTGAGTTGCCCCAGTCTTTCCCCTTCTTGTCTACTTCATGTCGTGAGAAGTAAGAGAACATTCTTTTGACAGTACTAAGAGATAGTGTTTCTCCTCTTGCTAACTGCCCTGCACGAGTCCAACCAACTTGAGTTCCTGCTCCTGTTGCTTTACCATCTTCTTTAAATTTAATTGCTCTGCGAGCAGCAGATCTTGCTCCTGCTGGTGGTGAGTAACCTTCAGCCTTTGATACTGTATCTATATCGTATTCAACTGTGTCGTCATCTTCAAATAGATCATCTGCTTTTGCAGCAGGCACACAGTTAGGAACTGGACTTCCATCTGCTCCTGGCTTCATGCCACGCTGCACATAACCATCCCAACAAGGTGCTTGCTTGTTACTTTGGTATGTGTTTGTTGGCATCATTGAATCATCAGCCTTTCCCATCTGAGCATCAAACATTGCCATCTCTGTTTCTGAATCCATTGTATTATTTTCCATCTCTACAAGAGTTGCATCTTGGTACATCATGCCAATGCTATATGCTGTTGGCTCCCACTTACCATCTTCTTCTTCATAAATTCTAACTGACATTGCTGGATTTTCTGGTGGCATTGAAACCAACGCATACTCTGATCCAGGGGTTCCAAGAGTTCCACCCTCATTCATAATGTGCTCTACAACACCGTGGACAACCCCCTCAGAGGTTGATCCCATAACAAAGTCGCCTTCTTTTATCATACAACTATTATAACATGCCGTTAAGCCTATTATGAGTCCTTATCCTGTGGCAGTTGGCACAAACCACCTCACACTTTTCTATCTCTTTCTTGATAGCCTTCCATGAAAAACCATCATGGATCATCCTTGATACATTGTATTTCTTGTCTCTTATGTGATCAAAGTCTAAGATAATATGGTTATTGATTCCACAATCTACACAGCCAGAATCTTCTTTTATCTTAGCAAGCATCTTTTTATAATGCTGCTTATTATAATGGTCTAACTCTTTGTCAGTCATTGTTATTATTATACCGCAAAATATTAGGTCCCACACAAGCAATTCACCTGACTTGCGCCACGGTCTCTATCCAATGGGTAACTAATCCATCACTAAGGTCCTGTGTGGGACAATTATATTGTAGCATAGTAAATGAGCAGTTTATAGACGACTGCTCAGGTCTATTAGCCACGAAGATTCAACTCCTGCTAACTCTCCCCTCATGGGAGCATCCGTTGTAAAACCTTTTAAAGTCTCATAGCGGAATGTTATCTATTATACTACTTAATTTTAATAGATTTTGGTTTCTTTTCTTCAGGAACAATGCGATCAATGTTAATATGAAGCATTCCATCCTTTAGTTCTGCTGAGGTTACTTCCATATACTCACCCAAAGCAAAAGATTTTACAAACTTTCGCCCTGCAATACCTTTATGTACTACCTCTGCATCTGTTACTTCTACAATCTCACCCTTAATTATAAGCGTTCCATTGTCTACTGATACATCAATATCTTCCTTAGAAAATCCAGCAATAGCCAGTGAGATTTGATATGTATCATCGTTCAGTTTAATAAGATCATACGGAGGGTATGACTGTGAGTTTGTTTTGTATGCTGTGTTCAATCGGCCTAAATCTCTATTAAAGCCAATAAAAAAAGGATCATTGAATAGATCCATAGTTAGTTTGTTTACCATTTTATTCCCCTTTCAAGCGAATAAGTTAATTTACCCCCCTATTGGGCAGGCATTAATATTATAGCATAGAAAAACAGGCCTGTCAAATAACAAGCCTGTTAGTCTATTTGTTTTACTTCTTCGCTGCGGCCTTCTTCTTTGCAGGAGCCTTCTTGACTACCTTGGCAGACTTGAGTGCTGCATCCACAACATCTACTGATGGCATCTTGCCGAACGCAGTATCTGATGGGTTTGCTGCTCTCAATAAAACGGGCACAAGTGCTCCAAGTAGTGAGTATGCTAGTGTCTGTGGATCTGTTACACCAGAGGCATACATTGCTGTTGCTGCTCCAAGAACTGATCTTCCATATGACGCTAGTGCTGCTTTAATTTGTTCATTCATTTTTTTCCTCCTATAGGATATTTATTGCTTGACTATAATGTAAATCACACAGGTCAACAATTCTGCTTTCAGAACTTGCCCAAACCTGTGTACTTTCGTCCTCACACAATTCTTCTTCACATATAAATAAGTTAAGATTCTTTGTATGTTTGAGTACGATCATTATACTATTCTATCATAGTCTTCTGGTAGCAGTTTCTTTAGTTCTTTGTATGCCACAGAAATTTTCTTCATAGAGTTGTAGTTTGGCTCTGCTGACATTAAATCTCCATAGGTATCAAAGTACAGGATTGATGGCTCAATATCAGTAATAAACTTATTTAATGACTTCTGGACATCATCAATATATTGATAGGCCCAGTCTCTAGAGTCTGAAACAAACTTTAGAAATGCCTCTGAAGAAGGGTCTCCTAATTTATTTTTTCTCTCAGATAACTCTGCTAACTTTTCAGATATTATAGTTTTATCTATATGCGCTTTTAAAAGTTCTAAGGTTGTTGAAGAAAGTTTTATTCTTAATTGCACATTTTTAAATATTAATATAAAAAATAATATAATAAATAAAGCAAATGCTACAAACTCAATCATAGTTCTTTGCCTCCTTCTCTAACTAATAGAACAATTGCTCCATTTTCTTCAAGCGCTTTTTTTGTACGAATCATGTACTCAACAGCCTGTTTTCTTTCTTCTCCAGAAAGACTCATAAACTCTTTTTCGCTTGCCTTTACCGTTAAAAAATTATCGTGATCAACTATCTGAAGTTCAAAACCTTTTGGCCCTTTAAGTGAACGAAATGCTCGTCTCATTGAATCTGTATACATGTTATTGCTCCGTTGTCAATCTTTGCCAAGTGTTTGCCCAGTCTGATTTAGACTTATGCCTTGAAAATTCTTTAGATATCTGCCCACTTTCAAGGTAAACACCACCCCAAATTCCCCATTCTTTTTGAGAAACACCAACAGCAAAACACATCTTTGATACTGGACATGTAGAACATAGTTTATCTATTGCTGGCCTTAGTAACTCGTCATCTTCGTACTTTTCAAAAAATAAGTTTGTATCATAGTCCAAACACACTGCATCATCTTTCCATTTGTGTTTTGGCATACTAATTCACAAACTTGTCTGGTATATCCCATCCATTCTTAGAAGGTACAAAACGACGCTGTAGGTGCCACTTACCATCTACAAAGGCCCCCTGTGGGGCTGTTCTACCCTTCTCAGAAGGATAAGAGTTTACTACTGTCCATCCATCCCAGACCAAAGCCTTGTTGTTCTTGACAATTGTCTCCATTTGTTCTAATGATTTAATTTGCATTGTTTTTCTTTCTATTAGTATCTGAAAATGCCGTATTCGACATTATTTATTTTTGCTTCTTCAACAAGTTTTGAAACCTGTTCTTTTTCTTTGCTTAAAAAAGCAAAATAGTTTATATCTAAAATATTTTCTGTTATCCATAATGGAGCAACAGGCTTATACTTAATACTTTTGCCACGAGCCTTAAGACCTCTTTCTGACAGGTTGGCAAACTCCATAGCCATTGAATTAATATTCCCTGGTCCTGCGGAGTAGATATAAAAATACGGATCTTCTTCTTTTAAAGAAGACATCGTTACTGCCATGGCTCTAAGAAATACCTGATAGTCATTAAAACTACTAGTACCTTGAATCCCCACTATCATTTTTCTTCCCGTCTCTAAGTTGATCCATTATAAACAACATCTTATCTAATTGTACCTTATCCATACCTATTGTGTCAACAAGGGTTGCACTGGATTTGTCTATCTCGGTTCCGTTCATATCTGCACAATAGAAAGTTCCATTACTTACAAAGTATGCCTTGTTGTCTAAAATGACAACCCTAATATTTGTTTTTTCTTCATGCTTACTGGATTGAGTAATCATTTTCTTTTTATATTTTTTTATTTCTGGAAGCAAAGGCAAAATTGTCATATGAATATGACTTTGACTATACCTGGGTATATTATTTTTTTTGTAGGCTTGATTATAGGAAATAAGCCTTGTTGTTATATACATGGCTAACATAGTTATTGCAGATCCAAGAAAATATTCCATAGTTCCTCCAGAACAATTATACTACTTATCTGAAAAAATAACCCTAATTATTTCTTTTAAGGTTCTTTGGCTTTCTTTGCTTAGTTTTGAAACTTCTTCGTCATCTAATGCTTTTTTTGTAATAGTAACTATTGGATTTTTTTCTGTTACATCCATATTTAAAAATCCATCACTCCACAAAGCCATAGTCTCACGAGAAAAATATAAAGAAACGTCCTTATGTAACTCTGGACTAACTTCAATTAACTTTTCTGTAAAATTATATATTGGCTCACCAGTCTCAATATCTATACCAGCAACTTCAAGTGCCCCTGATAAAATTAACTGATCTATAGCATCATCTTCATCTTTAAAGTTCAAACTATTTACCTGACTTTGCTCTGGCTTTAGCAAGTGCATCAAAGTCTTTAACCTTTGTATCACCCATATAGCCCCAAGCATAACCATCGTTAATCATCATATCATTAAGAGATACTGTATTTCCGTTAACATAGACCCAACCAAGAACACGCCCAAACTTTTCAGTTGAGTTAATCTTTTCAGTTTTAATAACAACAGACTTTGCATCTTTTAAATGTTTAGCAAGGTACTCTTTAGACTGAAGACCAAGAGCCTTCTCAGCCTTGTCTGTAGTACGAGACTCAGGGGTATCAATACCAGCCAGCCTGACCCTTGAACTAAAAGAAATGTCAAACCCTAAATCAATATCTACATCAATGGTGTCTCCATCAACGACCTTTGTTACTTTCTTTACATAATATTCAAACATTAGTAGTCTTTCCCCTTTGCTTTATTTTCAATAAGTTTATCTCTTTCGTCAACAATAGTTATCATAAATGCCATCATTTTTTTATATGTTTCTGGATTATCCATAATCTTATTATAGTGATGACCACAGAAAAGTAAGTCTCCATTAAGTCCAGTTACCTGAACTAAAGCCTCTGCTGCACATGAATCACATCTATCTGTTGCTTTAAGAGTCCACTCTTTTTGAACAACATCTTCTGCAATTGTCATATTCATATTATACTCTACTTCTTTCTATTATCAGTGGAATAAAATCCACTACCGTTGAAAACTGCTCCTACATTAGAGTATACACGAACTAAGGATGAATTGCAAGTTTCACAAGTATATCCTGGATCATTATCTTTAATTGAACGCTCTTTGGCATACCTTTTTGCACAAGGCATACAGTCATATTCATACAGTGCCATATTACTTTTTCTTTTTTGCTTTTACTGTCCAATATGGCAAGTTGAGATTATCCCCACCCCACTCATAACCAAGTAATTTTACTACTGCTTTTATAATTTTAATTTTCATTGTTTTTCCTTTCGCTTAAAAAGCATATTATGTTTATTCTATCACCAGAGATAACCTCTTTGACCTCATGCTCTAACTCTTCATTTCCTATAAATGCTAACAGAGTTCCAGCATTAGGCTTGAGTTCTGCATCAAGTTTTGGGAAATTAATAGAGCCACCCTCATAAGCATCTGATAGGTAAAGTATAGCAGAAAAGTCTTTAGACTGATCTTGTGAATAGTTGTCCATATGAAGTCTATTTTGTGCACCTGGCTTCATGTGGCTATAAAAATAAGACTTTAAAAATAGTCTTTTTTGAAATATGTCTGAAACAGTTTTTTCAATGTTTGTACATATAGATGTAAACAAATCAATTGCAATATTTTGATCAGAATCCAATGTTTTTTCAGAAATTTTACTTAAACCACAGACAGAACTTGCCTTTTTATTTATAGTATTAGAATCTGACGAGTGGTTGTCGTGACCTACTGGACCTCTAAAAATTCCTGGTTGCGTAGTAGCCTTAATATCTTTTGAAAATTGATCAACCAAAAAATTAGATGTTTCTGAAAATATAAAATCATCAACTATGAATAGTTTTTCTTTAATGTTTTTCATTGTTTGAGATCCTTTCTAACAAGAAGGTATGCTATAAGATCAATTATACTGATGTTTATAGCATACCAACTAGTCTATAATAAATGTTTTAATATGCTTGGCTAAGAAATTTTCTTGCCAAAC